TTAATACATTTGAATACCGTCTATTTCTTTGCCATATATTCCTGCATAACTTTCTGAACCTGTTTTAGTTCTGCTATCTACCCATGGTAGCCACTTACCACCTTTAATATGAACTCTGTATTTTACCCATCCTTTTGTAGAACGAATTTTAACACAGTCAATAGGTCTTCCATATATCCCACTATATGAATCCTCATTATTGTTATTATAATTCTTTGAGCTTATTTCTGGTAAATAATTAGAAGCACCTATAATATGTGATTGAATAAATATTTCTCCATGTTCACATCTTGCTTTAATTCCACTAATTGATCTGCCATATCTTCCTGCATATCCGTTATCAGTATCATCACATTTATTTACTTCTGGAAGCCATACACCGTCATAAGCTTTATATGTAATTACACCTGTTGTATCTTCATTTACTACTGGTTTTGGATTCTTATTAAGTTTATCCTCGATCATCTTTAAGAATCTATCCCATCCCATATCTAAAGTTCTATGTGGACAGTATTTATTCATATAATCTTGATGTTTTGTTATTTTATCCATTCCCCAACCATATCTATTAAGGATATCTACGATTAGGTCTACTGCATTTTGTTCTGCTTTGATAAATCTTTCTCCACCTGATTTTGAATAACATATTTCAATTGCTATTCCTTCACGATTTCCTTTACCGTTTCCATCTCCTGCATGCCATCCGTTTCTATTTTCAGGTAAACCTTGTACTGCTTCTATATCATCTACTGCATAATGATATGAAACTTGAACACCGCCTTGTTCTGGTGAACGATTCATATATTTGATTTCAGCATCTGCTGATGCATCATTGGCTGTATTATGTACTACTATTCTTGTTGGTTTCATTTCATAAGGAGACTTCCAGTAGTATAAACTCTCCGGAAGTAAATTTTTTCTTATTTTAACCATATTATCCCTCTTTCTTATCTAATTCTGTTGTCATATTTTTCAATAAAGTTTCTAATTTTTCTTTCATAAATTTTGGAATTGGTAATCCACATAAGTACATATTTTTAAGAACACTTATTGATTCCCATAATATGTACATAATTCCAAACACCTCAGTTAGACCTATATTGTTTAAATGAATAGTATTTGCTATTTCATCAGGTATCATAAAAAGTAAATCGATTTTGTAAATATGATCTGCAAGCAATAAAAAAACCATGCCTAACAGCATAGCTACTTTTCTTAGTAATCCATTTATTCCTATTGTACTATTTGCTTTTCTTTGTTTTAAAGCTCTTATACTGCCTAATACTGTATCAAACATTATTGCAATTATTAATATTTGTATTATCTTATTTGTACTTAACCCCTCATTTAAAATATTTATTATTTTTTCCATTTTTTTCCTTCTTTCTAACTATTACTTTTATATTTAATATAAACTTGTGATGGTGTTATTTCTGTTTCTATATTTAATGTATTGTTTCCGTCTAATGTTGGTATGTTTGGTAATTCTATATCTTCTTCTACCGAATTAATTAGCCCATATAGTAATAATACTGGTTTTGCTTGTAATGCTTGTAAAAATTCATAAGCCGAAGCATATTTTTGATTCATTATAGAAAAATAACTTGAAGACGATATTCCTACAGCATTGATTATATTGTTAGCTAAAATGTTTTCTAATGTATCAGCAGGATACTGGTCTGCCATTAAAATACCTTTATGGCTATTGCTGTATACTTTTTGCATATTTGAATCGATTTTATTAGAAGCACAATACAATCTTTTTTGTGCATTAAAATCACCTGTATTCCATTGAATAGTGTCGTCTAATTTTTTTTCGCCAATATTTCGAATAATCTTACTTCTTTTAAAGTCAATATAGTCTGTATAATTTCCCATTTTTCTTAATGGTTTATCTAAGTATATATTTGTTGTTTCGTTATAATAAGGTTGATATTCACAATTTTGAATTTCTGACAGTCTAACCATTGGATAGAATGTTAGATTTTCAACAGTCATATTATTATAAATTGCTAAACGCAATGTCCTTTGCGTATCAACATTTATTATTGGAAAATCAACACCTTCACCATCATCAAAATATGGAGTTGTTTCCCCTAAAAGATATAATCTATATTTTGAACCTCCACCGCCTTTAGGGCAACCGTTTAATGTATAAGCTACTCCATGTTTTTGAATAAATTTTCCTACATCAAAAAACGCATTTGCGGTGGCTGTACCATTAGCGGTGATACTTCCATCTAAGTTTTTTGTTAGAGTTATTCCATTTTTTGTTTGTGATTGTAATGTGTTATCCACTAAATTTGCAGTACCAATATTTATCGGTATTTTATATCCATCATAATATGATTCATACGGCGTTGCAATTGAATTTTCCTCAATTTGAATTGTTTCAAGTATTTCTCCTAATGTTGCGTTTGGATTATTTCCTGCCTTCAAAAAGACACAAAGGTAATTTGCGGTATTATTAGTCCTTAAAGTCAAACTCGTTTGGGTATTTATTCCACTTCGTGTTCCAACAAAACTTAATGCATAATCATTTATCTGAGGTTCTTCTGCCATGTCAAATACGCAGAATCTATCATTATCAAATAATTGTGTTTTTGACACAGTGTATGTTGTATTTGATTTACATTTAATATACACACAATAAGTAGAAGAAGATACAAGTTTTGACGAACCATCTAAATATCCATTAATAAATTTATAATTATTTTTATCGAATAGGTTTTTACTTTTTTCTCCTATACTTATTATTTTTGAAGGATAATCAGGATTAGGGCTAGGATAACCACCTACATATTTTTCAAATTCTGTTTTGGTGTTTCCTTTTTCCAATTGAAATTTTGTTGATACAGTACGACTAGATGTTCCCCAATTTGAAGTAGTAGCAGTAACAGCATAGACAACGTATGAATCATATGTTGATTTGTCTACTACAACTGTATTTTTTGAGCCACTATATTCACGAGATGTATAATATATTTTATTAGTACCATTAATTCTGCCTATAACTTCAAACCAAAAATACTGTTGATTATTTGTCATTGATAGTCTGTACGTTTCTCCATCTTCCAAAACATCTGTAATATCATATTTTGCAACTATTTGAGTATAGTTTACTGTAGGTATTCCTTTTATTGTTATAGTTCCATCTTCTGACAACGTATTTTGCATTCCATTTATAGATGGGTTGAAATGTGTTATATAATCAAATAAGTTTTTCCCACTATATGATTCTTGATATGTATTACCATATATCCTATAATCTTTTAAATTCTTACCAACACCACCAAAGGTAATGGGCAAAGTTGTACTTGTTTTTTCTCTTAAAAAGCCACGTTCAAATACAACCTCGCCGTTTTGAATAATTTTATCTATACTTTCGTTATTTTTATAGATAAATCCTATTTGTTTGTTTGCTTTCATCATAGGCTTACACCTCTTTTATTAAGTAATATACTGTTGCGTCCTTTGTTTCTAGTGCGTCATACTCGGCTTGTGTTAATATAACAATCTTACTATTTTGTAAGTATCTTGAATCACTCGTTGTTTTATCATATACATCACTTGCGTTTGCTTTACCATTCCAGTTTGTTTTATCAGCAGCACTTACAAATTTATTGGTATTATTAGTATCATCTACTAAATCGCTTGACAATTTATGAGAACTGTCTATTTTAGATTGATATCCACTTAAATCAATATCTCCACCTAATTTATCCCAACTTGAGCCGTTCCAAGCAACATTATCACCAGCATTAATGCTGTGTGTGCTATCTGCTGTTTCGATATTATAAACATCGCCAACAGTTAAATTTGTGCTAGGTAAATCTCCATAAGTCGATACAGTACCTTTATATTTATAAACTGCACTAATTTTGCCATCAATTTCAGTTTTGTTATATGTTTCGCTAGTTTTATAATAATTTGTCAGATTATCTACTGTATTTCCTATAAAGCCACTATCATTATCTAGATCACTTGTTTTTGTTGGTATATTCAAATCTTCTATATCTTGTTCTGTAAAATAATCTACTCCTTTTACTGGAGTATACCCATTATTTCCTGTATCTCCTTTATCACCTTTTGCTCCTTTTTGAGCCATCATTGAACCCATTATTGTATTTCCTGATGCGATATAACCAGTTAAATTATTTGTTGCCACTATTCACCATCTCCTTTTGCAGGATAAATAATCATCTCTTTTGCTCCATTTTCGTTGTAGCAGACTACTGTTGAATCATCATTTAATGTTATATCGTACCAATATGTAGCTTGTCTATTTTCAATTTTATCAAATGTTGTATCAGACTTTGTTAAAGGAATATCTACGCTCGTTGCTGGTGTTTCTACAGTTATGCTTATTTCTTTCAATGGTGGCTTGTTATATCCATTTCTTTCATAAATTTTAAAGTCTATTACATCCCCTTGTTGAAATTCATATTTTACCATTGTCAAAGTATCAATACTTGTTTCAGATTCCACATATTCAGAATCATATAATACTTTATTTTCAGTATCATACCAATAAATGTTTTCTGGTGAACAACTATCAGTATACTTGATATAGTCGTTTCTATCTGTTATAGGAACGGTTAATACAACAGTTCCACTGTCTCCTCTTGAACAATGAATTGTGTTATTTATTATTTTAAACATATTCTACCTCCTTATTTTGTTTTCATATATCCTATTATGTTTACCATCATCGAAATATATCCTGTGTATACTCCTAATGCCTGATTTGGATTTTGCCCTTCTGCATATGCTGGTACTGCATCAGTTGGCTTTACTGCTATATAATAGTTTCCACTTACTGTATTTCCATTATTTTTAAATATACTTGATATATCATTTGAAGCAAATACTTCATTACTTGTTGAATTAAATGTTTTTCCATTTGCTCCAAAAGCAGAACTTATTTCATTTGAAGAATTAAAAACAATGTTAGGATAAGTTTGTATTTCACTATTATATGCAGTTGAAATATTTTTGCCCATATAGTTGCTTACGTTGTATGCTTTTACTTTTCTACAATATCCTCTATTTCCACTCCACATAACAGGATTATGATTTATTACTATATTTGCAGATTCCACGATGAAGTTTTCAGGTATATATACCCCTGCACAAAAGAAATTACATCTATTTTTCATAGTATAAGTTTGCATTGAGAATGTTTGATTAAATCCTAAGAAGAACTCTGTTCTGTTATCTGCCATTCCTTCTGCGTTCCAATCATTACATAAACCTGTGAATTGTAGATTGGTTAAAATTCCTTTGCCACTTGTGATATATCCTTCTACATCTATATTACCTTGATTATCTAATTTAAAGTTCTTACTATCTATTGTTCCATTATTTAAGTTAATCGCAGTCCCTACAGTTGGTGTTGAACCTGTTGCAGGTGCATAATTATTTGATTTAATTGTTCCTGTTGATACATTTTCACCAGCAATAGTAGTTGAACCTCCAGTTGATAAATCAGTAAATTTTACATAGTCTTCTGTTATTTCTTGTACCGTTCCTTTTAGAACTGTTATTGTATTTTCTTGTTTTGTTGCTATTGTTGCTACATATTGACTTGATACTATAAAATCGTTTGTTTCGTAATTTCCTGTTGCTTTACCTAATTGGCATATCTTTAATGTACCATCTTCTAATATCCACCAATCTCCACTTGAATATGGTGGTGTGGGTTGTGTGAAGTATACCTTTCTTTCATGGTCTTGTGATACATCCAATTCTGCATTTGTTAAAGCAAGAGCATTTATTAAATTTAAGTCTGTTTGAATTGTCCATCCATTAGAAGTATATTTATATACATATCCATAATCTTGAGCATAATATAAATCTCCTATATGGTCGCTTGGTGTCGCCCACGAAATATAAGGTTCATTCAATGTTGTTGGAATACTTGGATAAAACCAAAGGGATATGTCAGTTTGGCTATCTAACACATCCCCTAGATTTATTATCAATGAATTAAGCATATTATTTAATTCATTTTCCACTTTTATAATCTGTCCACTTACAGTTTCAAGATTTTTTCCTAATCCGAGTAATTTCCTGAAATTATATTTTTTTTCTAATTCTGCTGCTGTTCTTACTACACTTGAATCTTGTAAACTCATAAGCACCTCCTAACCAAACAATTCTTTATCAATTGCTTGTTTTTCTTCTTTTGTGAGACTAAGACTTTCAATATATTGTCTCATTTCTGATTTATAACTTTTAATACTATATCCTCCAGCCATTTTTTCAAGCATTAGTTTCTGATATTTATTTAAGTTAAGAGAATTAATATATTGATATACCTGTTGTTTTGCTATCTTAGAGCCTCTTGTTGTTCCATCACTATATTCTTGTTTAATTGATGCTATATCATCTTTATAATTCTTAAATGAACTATAATCAGTAATTTGTTTAACTACAGAATATTTTGTTGGATTATTATTAGCATAATTAAATTCTTCAAGGCTTCCATAATTTCCATAATTTGTTAAGTCTTTTTTATTTGAATACTTTGTAAGTGAATCTTTATTTATATTACTTTCTCTGTATTTGTTGTTATAGACAGTTCCTGATTCTTCGTCTACCCAATAGATATTATCTTTTTTATCCTTGTATTTAACATATCCGTTCTTATCAGTTATTTCATCGCCTGTTCCTAATTTAGAATTAAGTAATGAATTTTTTTGTTCCATACTTATAGGTAGATTATAGATGTAATCATATTCTGCTTCACTTTGAGACTCTTCATTTTCTTTAGCTGTTGCTTTTGCTTCTTTAATACCTTTGTTTATCTCACGATATTCATCTATAGGTAAATTAGCATCTAAGGCTTCATTTATTTGTTTTTCACTCAATGGAGAATAACCATTTTCAAAGTATTCTCTAGCATTTTTACTAGCATATTGTCCGAATACTGCAGCTTGTAGTTTTCCTAATGTTGAATCATCAGCTTCAAATCTTAACTTTCCAGAATTAGTATAACTTCCAGCGATAGGTAGATTTTCATCATACATTGATAGACCTTCTACTGTCTTTTTAATTTGTCCACCACCGAAAGGCATACCTAAATAATAAAGAGGTTTTTGCCATTCTTTAGTAAGATTCTTAATTGCTGTATCTTTCTTTTCTTCATCAAATAAATCAGATACATCACTTATTGTTGATGTTATCATACTTAAAGGATTTTCATAAGGTATTGCTCCTTGTATAGGTAATCTACCTCCACCCATAACTCCACCAACAAAAGGAAGTTCTTTTGCTTTATTTGTTGCTATTGTAGATATTTTATCTCCTAGATCCATATTTTCATTTGTTGTTGTTTTAATGTCATCTATTGCCATGTCTATTGGGCTAAATGCACTTTTTCTTCCTGTTATTTTTTCTGAGAAATAATTATATATCCATGCACCTAAGAACATTTTTAAAAATGCTGCTGCAAGTTTATCTTTTGCTTCTCCTGCTAAATCTGCTTTTATATCTTTAAACATATATCCGAATTGGTTATTAACTTCCAATTGAAATGCTGTAAATAATTTTGCTACTGGATTCTTTTGATTAAATATTGTTGGATTATCTCCTTTACTTCTTCCAGCCATAACATCTTTTGCGAATTCGTCTGCGTTTTCCATTGCTGCTTGTTCTGACATACCTTTTTCTATATTATCAAGGTATTTTGCTCTTACAATAGTATTTGATGTAAAACTATCTACTGCCTCAAATGGTATACCCAATTTATCATTAATTTTATCTATAGTTGTTTTATACAATTTATCTGCTTGTTTTGTTCTATTTGTTAAGTATACTGAATTATTAGCGAATCCATCATCTTTAATTGATGCCTTTATTGATTCTGCCATTCCTTTCATTAAATTCTTTGTTGATATTTGACTCCAAGCCTGAGTGATAGGAATAAAGTTTGTTAAAGCACTACTTATATTAGCTCCTACCATGTTGGCACTTACTCTTGAACTAATATTATTCATAATTGAGTATGTATCTCTTCCAAGTGTTTGTTCCATCCCTCTATCACTTATTGCTTTCTTATTTGCTAAATTATTAGTATAGTTTCTTAATTCTGTTGCAAAATTACCTAATCCATTGTTTTTCATATGATCTGTGAATGTTGCAATTTCTGCGTATTTTTCTTCTGCTGATAAATCTTGATCTTCGAATATTTCGTCAATCTTTTGTTGTACACCTTTATCACTGTATTGATATCTTATTTCGCTTTCCAATGCCCTTAATTTTTGTATATCCTCTGTATGGTGTATTACATCCATCGCACCGTCCAAGTACTTATCAATTCCTTTTAATGCATTATAATCAGTTGCATCTCCAGTTCTTTTTTGACTAAAACTTGTCCAGACTCTTCCTGGATTAAATAATTCTGTGATATTTGCAATATCAGTAGGTAATTCTCCCTTTTTTACTTGCCATCCCAACTTTTCAGCAAATTTTCCTAACATCGTAGTTGCTTTATCTTCTATAAAATGAGGGAAATATCCTTTTCTATAATCGATTGGTTTATATCCATTTGCTTTATATGTTGCATTTATTCTTTCTATTAATTCATCATATATACTTCTAAATTCTTCTATTGCAGTATCTACTTTTGATATGTCTATTTTGTTATGATTTTTTTCAAGATAATTTGTTAATTGTTCTTGTGTTACGGTAGTTTCAGGATTATATTTCTTTTCTCCTAACATTTGAGTATATACTGATTCTTCATCTGTTAAATTTAACTTTTGTATTCTATCTACATATGATTGTTTATCCACTTCCGATTTAGCATTATTCACAGTTATAGGTCTGAAATAAGTGTCATACATCTTTTTAGCTTGTTCTGGACTCATTATATCTCTTAGATTTCGCTTCATTGTATTTGTTTGATATGATATGCCTCTTTTTTTGTCTTTTATTTCTGTTATATCTCCTATTTGTTCTTTCGCAAGTTCCCTATACTTTTTTATTGCCATTTGTCTTGCGTATCTATTTTGTATTTTATCTTGAATACTTGATATATATTTATCCAAGTCTTGTTTACTTACAGAATTGTTAGTTAAACCAAAATATATTTTATTAGATATTTGTTCTATATCATCATTGTTTAATTCATATGATATTGTATTTGACATTTTAGCATTTTTATCTAATATATCAGCTAAAATATAAGGAATATCTCCAGCAGTTGCCCCCTCACTTAATCTCCCTACATAACTATTTACAAGTTCTTGATATTTTGAATCTATATTACCGTTTTTTCCGAAGACTATATTTAATCCTGGATGTAATTTTTTAAATGCTGTTATACCATCTGGGAATTCGCTTTTATATTTTTCATCTATAATAAATTTTGTATCTTTTATTTCTTTTTGTAGATTATTTAATTCATCATCAAAAATTTCTTCTTCAAATTCCTGACTTGCATGATTTCTTACAAATTCATTTATTTTTTCTTTTGCATCACTATTATAGATTTCTTCTCTTGTCATATTTTTATAGTTATCAATTAATGATTTTAATTCAGCAGTATCTTTCTTTTTAAGTTCAAGATTCCTTTTTGCTATTTCTTCTGTTTGTTTAGTGATTTTATCTGATATTTTATTTGTGAATTTATTCAATAATTCATTTTCTTTTTCCTTATAATCATCATCTGTTAAGACTCCTGACTTACCACTTATTGGCAGATTTACTTCTGATGGTTTTTGATATTTTACATCTTCACCATATACATTATAATTTCCATATTGTTTTGTATCAGTGGTTGGTAGTGAATAACTATTTTGAACTACTTTAGCATATTGCCCTTCATCGCCATTAATCCATGCAACTTCATTTAATGGGACTTCTTTTGAATAAACTTTACTTCCATATCCTCCAGCATATTCTTCTGCCTGTATTCTGGAAGTTGAAATAAATGTTCCATTTTTTATAGGATTACTACTATATATAGTTATTTTATTATTTTTTAGTGCTTCTTCTGCTTCTTCTCTTGTATAATCTCCCCAAGCGAATTGACCTTCTATATCATCATCAAGTTTTAATACTTCTTCCCATGTTTTTATATCATTTGTACTTCTTATTCCAACATGATAGTCATCAAGCATAGGATTAGTTTTTTGAATTATTTCATTTTGTTTTTCTTTTAATGAATTGATTGCATCAAAAAAAGAACTATCATCTAGTTCTTCATAAAAATCTTTATTATTTATAAATTTATTTTGTTCATAATCGTAGATTCCTTTTAATCTATCATTATTATTAGTTTGTCGAATAGTTTTGTTGCTATTTTTCTGACTGTTTTGAATCTGCTTTTCTTTAGATCCATAAGTATACATGTTATCATTTTTAGGAGCTTCCTTTCTTTCTAATTCATTTATTCTACTCCCCAATGTTTGAATAGGAAGTCCTCTATTTTGTCCTTTATCTTCTTGATTAATTTCATTATTTTTATCACCATACTTATCATCCTGTTCTAATAATCCATTGGTATCCTCTCCAATATTTTTTTGAACAATTTTCTTAACGGTTTCATTATCATTTTTTTCAATAATTTCATCGACTTCATCTCCAAATAAATTATATAACTTTTCGGCAATTTTTTCAACCATAGTTCTTTTATGATTTAATATTGCGTCTCTATTTGGATGAACTGGATTTTCCTTTGCACTTTCAGGAATAATATTTTTTCGCTGTTCGACAGTAAAATTTCTTCTATTTTTAGTATCAGATGCTTCTATTTCGCCCTTGCTATTTGCATATTGCTCATTGCCTAGCAAAATTGTTGTTCCTGATGGGAAATTTTCTTGTCTTTGTATATAATGTTGTATTTCATGTAATAGTGTTCCTTTAGCAGAATCTAAATCTAAAGTTAGTTTATTATTTATGTTAATAGTGTTTGAACGATTAGAAAAATTACCTAATCCTCTTATATCTTTAAATTTAACTTTTATATCTTTAATGCCAGGATATAGTTCATATAATGTAGAAGCCTCAAATATATCTGATAACCTATAAGTTTTGTTTGTTTCAGGTGTGTCTTTAAATTTTGTATTCTTATCAGATATTTCAAATTCCCAGTTTCCTTTATTATCTTTAAACCATCCTGTTTGTTGTCTTATTTCTTCATTTGTCGAACCTTTTCTTTCCATTCTAACTGCATTAAAATATCTATCTTTTAAATCAGTATATCGTGTATTAGTTTGCATTCCAGTTTTAACACCATTCTTACCAATCATCATATACTTAGTTTCTTGTATATTTCCATCTTGCTTATATGCAGTTTTAAATTTCTTTTGTACTTCTCTCAAAAGTTTTTCTTCCTTTGTTCCTTTAAATCTAACTACTAAATCGTCAATTAAATCTTTAATTCTTTGGAATATAGTTGGTTTATTTGTAGATAATGAATTAATGAATTTTTCATCAGTAAATAAATAATCTCCAACTAAGTCGGCTGTAATTTCGCTATTTATATCAGCATTTTCAACATCTTTATACAATTCGCTTAAAGTTTGTTGTCGTCCATCAAAATCGCCTTTTTGTTTTGCATATTCAAATATACTTTGTTGTAGTTCTTGATATTCCTTTGTTCCTTCAAGTAAGTGTGTTGTTTCATGCCCTACGATCGAATTTAATGCTTTAGGTGAATCAATATTTATTAAAATTTGTTTTTGTCCATTTTCATCAGTTGCTACTAATCCACCAATTTCTTTACCTTCTATATTGTACCCTGATGTTTTTAGATCCTCATTATTTATAAAACCATAGTTAGTCTTTTTATCTTTGGCTATCTGTGCTACTTTATCTACAAATTTGTGTGTTTGCTCTGTATTATTTAAACTTTTCTTAGCACTCTCATATACAGCCTTTTCATACTCGTCTGTTATCTTTGAATTATTAAAATAAAATCTTTGATTTTTTTTATCAGTAGGTAAATTAGGTGTTTCTGAATCTATCTCTTGTGATACAAAATTACCATTTTTCATATTTCTTAATTCTTGTTTTTGTAGTCTTTCTTGTTGTTCTACTTTTTCCTCAAAAGGAAGGTTAGGCATTTGTGATTCTATTGTTGCATTAAGTTGTTTTTCTGCTTGTTGTACTGTTATATTATTTTCTTTAGCATATTCTTTTAAAATAGTATTTTTTTGAGAATTACTTAAAAATGTATTTCCTCCACCTATTAAAGCAGATGTAAGTGCTGCAGAAAAGAAAGATTCTAAAGATTCTTCTGATGTAAACGAATTAACCATGTCTTTTATAGCATTCCCTGATAGGTTTTCCATTCCATAGTTATATTCTTTACCAGTTTTTGTTCCTATGTAGTGTGTTATATCTGTACCTAATGAATTTAAAGCATTAGAAATCATTTCTTCTGCACCTTCACCCATAGTATCACTTAATTTTAAGAAAGTTCTACCAATTTTAGTACCAAGTACCTTTTCAATTTTTCCACCAATTTTTCCGTTTACTTTACTAAACCATCCTGCAGATTTATATCCTGGGAGTCCGTTAAAGAATTGTTCTGCTATTGCTTCTGAGAAACCATTTATCATACCTGCTTTATTGGCTGTGCTATCATCTGCACCGTTTTTGTAGGCTTCGCTTCTTGCATTACCATAAGCACTCGTGTATGATACAAAAGCGTTTTTAGCAAGGGCACCTGCTTTTTGTAGTTTTGTTGCATTTGCTCCTACTTCGGCTCCACCACCAATTAAATAAGATGATCCAGCCATTGCACCTACTTGACCTACACCTTGCATTACAGTATCTAATGTATCTCCTGATATTGAATTTTCATCAAGTTTATCAGTCCATCCTTTAACAAAATTATCTTCTTTCTTTTCATTTTTACCAAAAATCGCAGCAGTAGAATTAAATTGAGCATTCTTCTTCACAGCTTCTGCAGCCTTCTTTTGACCAAAAAAATTTAATGTATCAGCCAATAAGTATTGCCCAGTATCTGCTATTCCTTCTGCTCCTCCTATAAATCCTTGACTTATATTAGTCATTAGATCTCCACCTGTAGAGAGTACTGTTTTTGTTAAATCTCCAAAATGATATCCATCATCGAATGCCTTACTATCTTTAAAGAATCCTTTTGAACTTTTTTCAGATTTTAATTCTCCAAGTTCGATTCCATTTTCTTTAGCTACTTCTCTTACTGTTCTAATTCTTGGTTTTTTCTTACTTTGTTCTTCTAATTCTTTGTCGTATTGTGATTTATTTTTTAGGTATTGATTAACTGTTTTCATTCTATACCTCCTTATACGCCTTTATGCCAAATACTATTCCATGTGCTTGATGCGTTTTTAATTTTGCTTACGTCTTGTGCATCAACTTGCATGTATTCTCCTCCACCATTGCCATTTCCTAGCCATATATAGTATTTTCCACTCGCATACCATATATTTTGACTTCTTCTATTTTCTCCTAATTGTCCACCATAAATTTGTCCTACATTTATTCCTGTATCGCTCAATTTAGTATTATTTATATATCTTGGTTGGTATCCATTACTGAAATAGTAATCTTTTTTACTCATTGTTTTTTCACTATTTCCAAATATATTGGAATTTGATGATTGAGATGATGGATTATCCGAATATCCATAATCAGAACTATAATTACTACTTGAAGAACTATAATCATAATATCTTTCATTTGCTGACATTTGTGCATCGAATTGTCTTTGATTTTCTGCCATTTGTGCATCAAATTGTCTCATTTCTTCTGCTAATTCTGCTCTTCTTTGTGCTAATTCTGCTTCTTTTTGTCTTCTTTCTTCTGCTATTCTTTCTTTTGCAGTTTGTAAATCAGAAATTGTACTATTATAACTATCAATTCTAGATTGTAAAGTTTGTTGTCTATTGAAATATGTATCATCAAGATTTTGCATATAACTCATTTTTGTATTATACATATTTGTCTTATATTCAAATCCTTGTAATGCTATTTGATATTTTTGTTTCATATTATTTAATGCAAGTTCTGCAAGATTAGCATCATTTGATAATAATGCTTGTTGTATTTGATTATCATACTCTGTATTAGCTTGTAATAAAGCAGATTTCGCCGAACTAACTCTATTTTGATATGTTATATTCATTGCTATTCTTGATGTTTCTTGTATACCTTGATTTATTAATCCTGATGCTGCTAAGGCTTCTGCATTGCCACCATATTGATTAATTGATTTTAAATAATCAGTGTATGCGTCTCCTGTTTCTTTTTGTGTTTGTTTCTCGGCTTTTTCTTTATTCTGATTAATTAATCCTATATTATAATCTGTTTGCTTTTGTTGTATTTCTTTTTGTTTTTCTGTTTCTGTATCAATTAAATCTCTTTGCTGATTTAATAGTGCATCATATTGTGTAAGTTGGTTATCATAGTTTTTATTATATTCATCTATTTGTGCTTGTTTCTGACCTGCTAATGAATTTATTTCTTGCTTTGTTTCATCTATATAACCTGAAAAGTTATTAATCGCATCATCTATTGCAGTAAATCGTTGTATTTTCATATTTACCTCCTATCTTTTTACATAAGAACCTACATAAGCCTCTAAATTAATTTCATATATTCCAAATGGCTTATTGTTTCCAAATTTTAATTGTATTTTATTCCATTTCTTTTCTTTTATCTTTGCGACTATATATCCCTTAGTATTTCCAAATGTTCCTAATGTTTCAAATTCATTGTTATCTGTTTTTACATCAACTTTTATATTTGTTCCTACAACATCACTTTTAAAACCCCTCTTATTTGTTGTTTTAAGATACTGAGGATAATTAAAATCATCTTCTGGTGTTGTCCAATAAGATGATACAGTTCTATTCTCTGTATTGTCTGTTAATGTGTAAATTCCTGATATAAATACTTCTGTTAGAGTTCCTACTGATACTTGGCTTTCTATTCCTTCATTATCATATAATATTTCATTTTCTGTATCATACCAATAAATGTTTTCTCCATCAGTATATTTCTTATATCCTTGTTCATTATATACATTTTCTGCTTCACTACATAAATATAGTATTCCTTCATAAGTTGCAGCTCTTTTTATTTTTTTAGATAATTCCCAATAGAACCATTCATATTCTATATGGTCTGCATTATTTACTTTTTGTCTTGAATCTGCCAAATATACTTTATCGTCAATAATAACTAATAAATATCCTTCCCATTCTGCAAGTTCCATTAAATTGTAATTACTTTCATTTAATAGTTTTCTATCTACTAATGTACTTCTATGTCCTAATACTTGTTCTGTTGTTATATCACTTGATATACCTTCCATACCTCTATCACTAAAGAACACTATATCATCATTAAAGTTTATTCCTGTTGCTTTACATCCTGTTGTTATACTTGAATGTGCTTCTGCGTATGTCTTAATAGATTCTTCAAGTACATCGTTATATTGCATTCCTGGTACATGATAGAATACTGTTGTATTTGATTGTGATGGTTCTTTAAATACCCATAAAGCATTATTGCCTGGTACAAGTGCCTTTATTGGTGCTAAATCACCATCAGTAGCATAATACATATCACTTATGTATCTTGGATCATTCAATCCACACCACATTAATAAATTAGGATAGTCTTGATTTCCACTAAAGAATACCCTATTATCAAATATAGTAGAAAGTGTACATTTAAATATTTTGTTCTTTGCTCCTGATATTACCTTTTTATATTTAATAACTACGTTTGCAGAGTCAATATCTTGTTCTGGTGCTGTTATAAAAGTTATTATTCCATTTGTTGTATCTACTGTATAATCTGTTGTTATTTCTTTTTGAACATCATTTACATAAACAGTTATGTCTGATATATCTTTTGATGATACTTGATATTCTGTTTGTACTCCATCTGCAAAAAATAACTCATTTACATAATCACTTATTAAGTTTCTATCTTGATAAGTTTTATGTGAACTTGTATTAAGGTTATGTATTGCTATTGTTGGCACTACACCTTCAACTGCTTTACAAGTTATTCCGTTATACTCAAGATAATTTATTCCATCCAATATAAAGAAAATGTTATTATAAACAAATGCAGATGATTTTCTAGGATTCATTCCTGATGCTTTTATCACAGTTTGCGTATTTGTACTTGGATTATAATCTATTAAACTTGTTCCTACATGTATTATCCAATGTGTTATTGAACTTATAGTATAAAAAAATAGACCATAAATAGTATTACTCATACTTAGTTGTAATGCTATCTCTGGTCTTGTTTCTACTTTTTTTCCTAATGTTTTATAATTTTTCCACATATTAAGGGCTTCTGGACTTCTTGAAGTTGCAACATTACCATCTGTAAAATCTACCCCTCTAAAATTGTTATATCTTTGTATTTTTGGTTGTATGCTATACATTTATACCACCCTTTATTTCCATTGTTCCACCTGTAGTTTTTAAATCTAATAAATTAAGAGCTTCTTGATAAGCATTTGCATATACCTGTCCATATTGTGCTGATACATCACTTTTCAATAAGTCTGCTGCTACACCATAAGGCATAATTTCTAAAACATCCTCGCTTAATTCAAACTTATAGTTATTATTTGTTTTTTCATCAATCAATTTAGGATATTTAAAATATTTAATTCTAGCTGTTCCATCTTCTTTAAATGTGATTATATTTTCAAAAATTTCATATCTAACACCAGTAATTGAATTCAATTTATAGAAATTATCCAATTCATCATATAGATTTATATCTTCATCTGCTTCTACATCTATTGTTTCAACTGCTGCAATCTTTTTTATTCTTGCTAATTCATGCATTTTTGTATCTATAACATAGTTTATCTTTGCTTGTATATCTACATCATCAGTTAAAAGTGCACTATCTGGATTAACTTCTTCAATTAAACTCAATACTCTTAACTTCATATCTTTTAAAGTCATATAATCAACTCCTTACAATAGGTTTCCATTTTCATCAAAATACTTGCTATCTAATTGTTTTATTGTATTAATTGCTTCATCTAACGATACTAATTTTGTATGTGTTTTACCAAAGCCTTCATATTGAACATATATCAACATGTCGCCTTTTTTCACTGGATATTCTTTTCTTGTTTCCTCGATAGCACCTTGTTTTAAGTCTTCTACCAATTTATACTTTTTGAACATTCCATTTTCTATTACATCTCTTATTGTTAGTCTTAAATGTCCATTTTCATCATTAAATTCTTCTGTTTCATTATGCAATTCTATATCTTCTCCATCATAGAAGTATGTTCCAAAAAAATTGACATCTGGTATTCTTACATATTTTTCTAAATTTTCTAACTTTTTCATTTAATCCTCCTAATGTACTTTGGGTATTGACTTGATAAGTCATCTACCATACTTATAAATCCTTTTATAATGGCTTCTCCTGCCTCATTTAGTTCTTCTAATGCTATTTTATAATAAGCATCCTTTTCTTCTAAAATAACCTTATTTTTAGTGTCAATTAGATAGTTATATGTAGCCTCACTCAATGTACTAATTGCTGCACAAACAATATCTGTTCCTACGGTTGCATATCCACTATGTCCTGATACTTCAATAAAATCTTTTTCCACTCTAATTGTTGTCATTATTCACCCCTTCATTACATCTATTAATTTCTTAATAAACATAATAAAAAGGAGAATAATCTCTTATTCTCCGATTATAACAGCTCCAACTTTTATATCAGCACTTGAACCAGTAAATTTGATTTTACCAGTATTATCTGCATATCTTGCTGTTTCTACCCAAGCAACACCTACAGCACCTGCAGCTAAACTTGATACTGTAATGTCTGTATCTGCTTTAGCATATCCACCAGTTGCTGGTGCTTTTAAAACTACATCTTTTGCTGTAGAAGCATGTGTGTTTTGGAAAACGAACATTAATTTGTCGTTTGAATATTTTTTGCAATCAAAAATGATTCCGTCTGTTGCATCAACTGCTACTAAGTTAGAACCTAATGCTTTTGATTGATTCTTAACAGTAGTAAACTTACCTGTTGCAGCAGCAAATTTTTGTATTCTCATCATATCTCTCTTCCTCCTATTCCTTATTAGTGTGCTCTAATTACATATAATTCTTTTGGTCTTACAACTTTAATACCGTAAACATTTAAACCTTTAATGATACTAGCAAAACCTTTTTCTTTTCTACAAGTTTCAACTTTATCAATTTGGTTAGCAACTGCTACAGCTTTCTTAGTTCTGATTAACTCATAATCATCAGTGTTATCGTTATACAAATTGTTTGTCATTCTTAGTAAACAATTATTGTATTCACCTACAGCACCGTTCTTAATGTATTCAACATTGTTAGTGAATAAACTAGCTAATTTTGAACGGATTAATGTAATATGTTCTGGGTTTAAATCAGCAGCTAATTGTTCTTTAGTAGATACATTGTTCTTATACAATGCTACTAATGCAGCATCAATAGTATCAAGTGGACTTGTTTCAGAACTGATATCTTTTGAAGCTGATTTCATAGAACTTAAAACACCTAAAGCTGCTACTTCTGCAACTTTTGCATCTTCTGCTTCTGCTAGTGCTTTCTTAGCCTCATTGAATTGAGTTGTTAGATATCCTGGAGTAGATTGTGCCTTATCAACGTCGTCTACTTCAAATGCAAAATAATCTGCATGATCGATATCTAGGTATTGAGCATTATCTGCTAATTTTTCAACAGTAATGTCTGTACCTGGTACATAAGTTCCAATTGTTGGTCTTACAGCACCTACGATTTTTACCCTTTCACCATATTTAATTTCGCCTTCGAATTTATAATCACACCAATTTGCAATTACTAAATCCTTAGCAAGTTCTGTTTGACAGTATTTAGACCAAAATGTTGGTTTAAAATTACCTGCGAATTTTTGAATTCTCATAATATTCCTTCCTTTCTTTAAAATTACCATTGTGTCATGGATTCTTCAATTAACTTTAGATTTTCTTCTATTTCTTTGTCAGACATCTTATCGTACTCTGCTTCAGAAATAAATTTTTTCTTTTCTTTTCCTGCAGTAGTTTTCATACTGCCTGGATTGTACACCTCTTTTTTAGGTGTTGTTTTGCTTCTATATAATTCATATATATCAGCGATTGGAGTTTCTTTAGTAAATTGTTTCTCAAACTTTTTAAATTCAGCAGAGTTATAAATTTCTTCTTTAACTCCTATTTTTTCTAATTCACTTGCTCTTACCTTTAAAGTAAGTTCATCATTTAATTTTTGTGCAATTAAAGTTTCTCTATCAGTTGCGTTTGTGCCCTTTGATAGAATCCTCTTTATTTCCTTTTCAATATCATCTGTGCTATCACAATTATCTAGAATGTCTTGTGCTTCTGCACTTGCTAATATTTCTTCTTCTCTTGCACTTCTTCCAGGTGTATATTTAATTCCCTGTTTTCCGTAGAAATTCCTTGTCTTTTCCAAAGCATCTTCATCATTTTCTGCTTTCAGACCTTCTCTGGTTAAGTAAGCTAATTCCTCGTATTTAGATAACTTCGAGTTATACTCTTTATCTAATCTCTTTCTTTCTCTTTTTAACCTGTTTTCTACTATAGTATCAAGTTCTTCTTGAGTGAAAGTTTTTGGAGCAGGTGTCTCTACCTCTTCCTCTTGTGATGTTTCCTCAGAATCTGTATACTCTTCTTCGTTTTCTACTTCATCTAATTCTTCATCCATGTTATCAGTTGTTTCTGATTCTTCCTCTTCTGCAAATAATTGTATTAACAATTTTGCCATTTTCTTTTCCATTTTTACCTCCTATTTGTTATGGTGTTTGCTTCACCGTCATATCTTGATAACAGTTTTATGTCTTGTACATGATTTGGACAAATAAAAAAGGCTTATAGCCTTTAGTATTCTATTGGTTGTTCTTGTGCTGGTTGTTGTTCTCCAGGTTGTATATATTGTGCCATTTCTTTTGGCATTATTTCGCCTGTATTCATAAGTTGTCCTATTTGTTGTTGTATCATTGAACCTTGTTGTTGTATTTCAGCAATTCTCTTTTGTGCTTCTTTCCTTTTCTTGATTAATTCTTCAAGTGGAAGTTTTGGCATTGTAGAATCACTTGATAATAAACTTACAAAATCCTCAAGCCATGCAGTATTCATAAAGTTTTGATTTTGTGCTAGATTTTCAAGTGATATTTCTTGTGCATATTTATCATAAGCACTCTTTGGAGTTATATCTATCTTGATTGTGGCTCTTAACTTTTCTAATACTGTTGCAGGTACTTTCTCTATTTGTACTGTTTCTTCACCTGTCATTGGATCAGTTTGTATATTTTCAAGTTCCATACCTTCATTATGTGTTTTCCACATATCTAGCCATATTCTTGCTATATCTTCTATCATATCGTTTACATTGCTGTTTTGTTCATTTAATGGTTGTTGTGATGCTTGTTGTACTGCTAGTATTGCTCTACCACTTGCATCTTCTGGATTAACTTGTCCTGTTGCTGTATCACTTGCGTTTGCTAATTCTCTTGTTGTAGATATTAGTTCTACTTGTAATTTTTCAACATCAGCACCCATTTGTGCAGGTTGTGTTATTGCAAATACTTTTCTTACATCATCAACATCCATACCTTTTGCTTCTATTACTCCACCAACTGTATTAATAGCATCTGGATTATCTATCTTATCAACATTATAAATCTTTTGAGGATATGATATATTCTTTGCTGTTAATAATCTTCTCATTGCTGTTTTATTTGTTTCTATTTGGTTTGGTATCAATGCTTTTACTTCACTTTCTCCTCTTGCACTACCTTGTTTATATTCCCATATTGTATGTGCTAGTGGATATAGTGTAGTACCCATGTCTTCATCTTTAGTTATATCAACATATTTAGTAGCCTTTGAACACCATATTGTACCTTTTGATACATAATACTTAGTGATTACAGTTATCATGTTGTCTACTTCTTCTTTTGCTGCTTCTCCTGCTTCATCAACTGTATCATCATCACCTACTATATATTGTATCTTATCTTCTGATACACCTTCGTTTTTTGCTAGTTCTTGTGCTTCTTTAATACTCATACGTTGTTTTACTAAAATATATGGTTGGTTTTGTATATCTGGTTCGTTTTCATTTCCATAAAAAACATCCACTTTGTTTAATACTTCACAAACTGGATTCTTTTCTTCTTCATCATAATAAACATACATTATTGATTCACTATCAATAGCAGCTTGTTTTACTACTTTTCTTATCTTGTTATCCATTTTGGTATTTTCCCATACCCTAGCTGCTCTTTGTGTTAGCAAATCACATACTTTTTTTGCTGCTAATCTAAATTCTGTACCTTCCGTATTATCAGCATTATAATTTATTGCTCTTAGGTTGCTTGTTATTATTCCTGTCTTGTAATTTACTATTGGTTTTATGAAATTATATTGTACAGGTTCTATACCTTCAACTAATAAGCCATTCCATTGATTTCCATTATAGAAATTATTATTTCTATCTATGTCATCAAAGAAGCCCATCTTTCTTGCGTACATAACATTTTTATTATACAGTTCCCATACTTCCGTTTCTTTTATCTCTTTTTCATCCATTCAAAACCACCTCCTAATCTTTAGGTATTTCTTTTTGTCCTATTCCTGTGCCATCATAACTATCTATGTTATGTAGCATTGTTTCTATTTTTCTCTTTTGTAAAGATTGTTTCTTTTCTTCTTTGTTGTTCTTTATTTCGTTTTTAACAGCCTTTACAGGATTTAATTGTATTTCCTTACCTTTTATACTACTTTGTCCTATTTTAACTCCTACAAGTAAACTAAACATGTTTAGAAAACATATTATTATTGTGCTTGTCATTATTCACCTTTTTTGCTGCTTTTTTTGCCGCTTTTTGCTGGTTTAGTTTCCTCTTCTTCTTCTTCTGCTATAGGATTTTCATCTGGTATTTCAGGTACTTCTGGCTCTTCTTCATTCATTTCAGACTTAATTTCTTCTATTACTTGTTCTTCTGATATATTTCTTTCTTTTGCTTCTTCTTCTATTCCAGAAACAACTGCTTGCACTACTTCCTCAGTTATTGGCTCTGTTTCCTCTTCTTCTGCTATAATCATTTCCTCTGTGAATTTTTTATAAATATCTTTTTCGTCAATTGTTAAATAAAAATATCCTAATCTATTTATTTCTCTTATTGTTCCTTCTTTACCTAAAAATTCTTTCATATCTGCACTAAAAGTACACATTCCATATTCATTTCCTACTTTTAAATCTTTTCTTACAACTACTTTATTTCCTATTTCCATTTTTCTTCCTTCTTTCTATATTACTCGTATTTTTTCTCCATAATCTTTATGGCGTGGTTTTTCAGATTGGAATCTATATGTTGGATCAACTCTTATTACAGGTTTATCTAACACAACTTGTTCCCTTATCTGATAGGCTATAGCAAGTCCCATCATCATATCATCATGTCCTCCTGCTGGGGCTTCTATTCTTCCTTTTTCATTTCTTGTTATTGTGATTAATTCTCTTAGTGTGTCTTCATCATTTATCAAATTAATATGTTCTCTTACTATTTCAATTAATCTTGATATAATCGTTGGTCTTGTTAAGGATGTTGTTCTAAAACCAAAACTTTTTGCTGTTTTGTTTGTGTATGTATCAAGATGTTCTCTTACATATTGATTCTTATAACCTAATCTTGTTAGTTCCATTATTGGATAACTATCAAAGTTAGATTCAATTCCTATTAATGCATATTTGTAATACATACCTAAACAATACATTTGCTTTGCATACATATCTGCGTCAAATTGATGTCTTAACTTAGCAACTAATTTTCCGTCTTCTGCATCTAATACAAATCCTGTGAAATAGTCGCTTCCTTCTCCTGCTGTGTCTCCACCTATACAATACTTTGTCATTTTAGGCGAGTTTGGCATATTGTATATTTTTATATATCCATTTATATCATTGTGCCATCTTATATTTGTAATACTTGTACCATCATAATCATACAAAAAATAGCCTGTTTTAATAGGCTTCTGTAATGTTTTTAAATGATTTAGTATTATCTCAACATCAAACACATTCGCACCACTTAATAAGAAGGCTTCCTCAGGACTACAAGGATATTCCTGTTTTATTAAGTCTTTATTCAAGTATGCTTCGTACTTTTTGTAGTACCAATATAATTGTTCTATATCTAGTTTTATGTCATCTCTTAACCACCTCAAACGTTTAAATATCCATGTATCTTTTTTGTCTATATTATTTATGAATTCTTCTTTTTGTGTTTCACTTGGTATTTTTAATCTATACTCGCTTGTTTTCCACCATTCAAAGAAACAATTTATATGTGCTCCACTATCCCACATTTTCTGATAATCATTGTATCCGTTGGCTGTGGATTCATATATCTTTATACAGTTCTTTGTAAATGCTTCTCCTAATGCTGCTTGTATTGGTGCTATTCCATCTTTCCAGAAAGCACATTCAGAACCATGAAAGAAATTTATTGTTCTTGAACGTCCTACATCTTTTGTTGCAGTATCAACAGCCCAACTACTATTTATCTTTTCAAATAATAATTGTTTTCTATTATTGAACTTTTCTGTAGGCTTCAATATATCAGGCAATTGTGAATGAGGATATTTCGCTTTATTTTGAAATATTGTTTCCGAGTTATCACTTTTATCTGATAATGTAAATCCTTGAAAGTTTCTATTTAATATACTCTTTGCCAATTGATATGCTGTTATTACCGTTGTAAAACCTTGTTGTCTTCCTTTTAGAATTAATATTGATATATCTGTTATTTTCCCTTCATTATAATCATCTATTGCTTTATTTAATATATCTATGAATTGATGTTGTACTTCATTTAAGAAGAAAGGTTGTGTATTCTGATTCTTGTCTACTACTATGAAAACAAGTTCAATTAATTTTTCAGGATATCTTTTTAGTTCTTCTAATAGTTGTTTATCTTCATATATTTTATTAGCAACAGCATTTCTAAACCTTTTATCAAAGTTTATGTCTTTTGTCTGTTCCCACTTTATTCTTCTCTGTTCTATTAAATAATCTGCTGTGTATTTCATAGTAAATCTTCTATTTTTTCAACAGATATATTTCCTTCTATCTTTGTTGTATATTGTCCATCCATTTTGTTTAAGATATCCATTGCTTTTAATCTATCGCTCATGTATGGATCATACTCTTTTACTTCATTGTCATATTCTCTTTCGACTTTAATATCTGCTTTTATTACTTTTGATAACCATTTCATTCTTTCTTCTGCAGACATAATAGCCTTATCTTCCAATCTTTTTAAAAGTTCTTCATACCTAGCCTTTATCTTACTGTTTTTAAATAACTCACATGCTCTTGTATCTATAGTTTCATCTTTCATTTTTTTAGCATCATATGAGTTCTTATACGCTTCTCTTTGGCTCATTCCTTTTATAAGATTCTGGACGAACTTTTCTTGTTTTAAGGTTAGTTTCTCTGCCATATTCATCCTCCCTTTCTATTTCTTTATTACATTTATTATTTCTAGGACATTTCTTGCAACTCTGATTATATTTAAAGCATAAATTTAATGTGTTTTTCTCCTTCATATTTTCACCCACAAAAAATGAACAACTTTCGTTGTTCGCCAATCCTTTACCACTTGGGTAATGATTAATGTAGTTCCTGAACCTCACATAAACTACTTGTCTCGTACCAATTCGATATTTTATACATAATTAGGAGAATATATGAATTAATTAGTTCTAACTACGAGATTTCCGTACTCTTATAGGCACTGCACCAATGATATAAAGGTTTTTAATGATATTATCATCTGCAACTAATAATAACCACTACTTTTGAGGATTTACTGGAAGACTCAATATTTTGAGATGTATGACTCTACCATTCATACCTTTTACCACAACTATTTTGTATATCATCAGTACAGCACCTACAAAGTGCTATATTCCCATTTATAACCATAGGCATATTTGTATTTGCCACGACAACAACAAGAAATATTATCTTTTTTATAGTTAGTATTGTGTGTTAATTCCCATATATTATCCCAAACTTTAATAATATTACCTTGTTTATCTTTTTGTATTATTTTATACTTAGATTGATTTTTGCTAACTTTTTTGTTTCTTTCACCATAATTCATATTATATACATTTGTACACCACTCTAAATTTATATATATATTGTTATGTTTATTCTCATCTTTATGATTTACAAAATTGTATTTGTTAGGATTATCCACAAATGCTTTTGCTACTAACCTATGAATTGTAATTGTTCTTTGAATACCTTTTTTTGATAATCCAACTTTTAAATATTCACCTTCTATTGGTTTTAATATTTTTCTATTAGATTTTACTCTACCTAGATTGCTAATCCAGTATAATCCTTCGTATTCTTCTATTTCTTTCCAAATTTCTTTCATACTTACATCTCCAATCTATAAGTAGAGAGTTGATTGGAGCAACTCTCATCTAGTACCTATTATAAGTACCATTACGACTAAAATTTTAAAATATTTTTATTTTAATCATAATGCTACCTATAAGATAGCATAAAATTAATGAAAGGTCTCCTAAAGCAGCAAGAGACAGTATCAACTTAATGATACTACACCAATGATATAAAGGCTGCCTCCTCATCGTCTTAGTTTTTTTAATGCAAGTTATGCATCTTCCGAGACTTTCTAAACCATAACTTAATATGTAAAAACTCGGTGGGTTTTATATATCATCAGTGTACTAGCATCAAGCTAGTACTATAAAAGAATAAAAAGGGGTCGGCTTAGTGATACTAGCCTTCGAAAAAACACATCCCTGATTATGTATTTTTTCAGTTTATATTATTACATAGAATTTACTCCAATTTCACTACAATTTTTTATTTTTTTTCAATTTATTTAAATTTTCTTTTATATATTCATGATAGATCGTCCACACAGTAGATAAGCTCTTATTATTCTTTTCTGATACTTTTTCTACTGCTTTACTTATATTCACACCATCAATTACTATGTATCTATACAATTCTGCTTCCATTCCTCTTAATTCTTTTATTGTTTTATCCATTAATCGTATGTAGTATTCTAATTTATGAACTTCATTTCTTTGTTCTGTTATTTCCTGGTCTAAACTTTTACCTGTTTCTTCATTTATCCTATTTAATTCTTCTACATATAAAGTCATCGGATCTTTGATTGTATGTCCTCCGTCTACATGTTCAGAATTCATAGGTTTATTCATAGGAAAGTATTTACAATATAAAGCCTCTTTTCTATCCATTAATAAAGTTAATCTTGTTTTAGCACTATTTAATTCACATAGTGTATTATTATAATTTATTATTGCTTGCATCTTTTCCTCCTTATTCCTTATCTTCTTTTCTTTAACCTTTTTTCTCCTTCAATAGTTTGTCTTTCTTGTTGTAGTTCTTTTATTTCTTTCTTAGTTTCTTTTATTAATTGTGATTTTAGAAAAATTAAGTAATTAATTTCTTTAATCCTGTCTTTCATCTTTATCTCTCCAACTTGTTATTATCAAACAACATGCTATAAATAAGATTGCTACTATCATAAATATTATAGCTATTAAAGTAGTTATTGCTATCGTTAATGCTTCTATCATATGTTTCCCTCCAAATCACTCATAAATTTTTTTAAATTTTCTAAATTGTTGTATCTATATCCTCTATCATCAATGTACAGGATTCCAACGGCTTTTTCATTGGTAATACCTATAACATTTTCCTTATTCCAATACATATTTTTATCTAAGTCTTTTTTAAACACTTCGAATTCAATACCAATATCCAAATCAGTTAGATAATCTGCAATCTGAGCTGCTGGTCTATTTGATGAAATTACTACATAATAATTATTCATTAGGTCTTTCATGTAGTTTAATAGTTCAAAATCTATTTCACCATATATGCTTCCATCTTTCCAACCTTTATAACCTTTATGTATAACACCATCGAAATCAAATACTATTGTCTTTTTCATTTTATATTTCCCTCCAATGTGTTAAACATTTTACAAGCAAGATCGTCTACTTTTCCTTTTTCAGACAATTCTTTTAGATATAATGTTGTTGCTTTATCCTTTTTACTTTTATAATCATTATAGGCAATAGATAACTGCTCAATATTTGTAAAACCACAATCAGTAAAAAACTTTTCATCTGCTTTAAATCTTTCATTTTCTTCTTTTAAATCATCGTATGTTCTTAATCTATCTGCTATTTCAACTGCTGTATAACTTGTCATTATTTCTGTACCATCTACTATTATTGCTCTTACTTTTCTATTCATTATTACCATTCTCCTTTAATTCTTTTAGTTTATTTAATACAATTGCACACGCCATTTGTTCATGTATTATAGTTGCATTACATTCGTAATCTATTTTTGAATGTTTTTCTAAATATTTTTCTAACTCATTTATAATATTATTTAATCGTTCTATTTCTTTGTCTTTTTCTTCTAATATAGTATCTAAAATTGATTTTCTATTCATGCTTTTTTCTATATCTTCATCACTACAACTTATATCAAAACATTTTATATTTCCATTAACTGTTTGTTTCATTTACATCACTTCCATTTAATATATTTATTAATTTATATTTATCATCTTGATAATTAATTGTTGAAGTAAGATAATTTTCTTTTATATATTCTATTGCTTTCTCACATCTTGATTTGTAATCATAATATGGACAAAAGCCACAAGTCTTACCTATTTCTAATTTTGCTTTTAGTGTTTCATTTTCTTGTTGTAATTTATCATTTCTAATATTTTCATAATTAAGTATTTCATTTAATGTTTCAATTTGAATTGTTTTAGCTTTATTTTCTTGTTGTAAGTTTGTTATGTAATTTAATAATAATTTGCAATCTTCTTCATCTAGTTTCACACCACCAAAACATTTATTATGTTTACAATTCATTTCAATACAATGTAACATTTCTTTTATTTCTTTTGTCATTTATTTCATCTCCTTTTTATACGGATAAAATTCTTTACACTCTTTTTTATCTTTTATAGGTTTATCATTGTTAAAATTAGCATAACTTTGCCAATAACCATCGTTTGCAGTAAATCTATAACATAAGTTTTTTATTTTGCATTTTTTATTTGCACATTTTGTTATATCAGCCATTTTCATTCTCCTTTTTTATTCCATGTCCACTTCTAATAAAACCTATTTTTATATGTATAAATATTAAATTCAATTCAAAGCCTATTACTCTACCTTTCAATCCATAAATTAATTCTTTATTGTTAAATAACATAATTCCAAGTGATATATCTTTAAAACTAAAATATATATTCTTTTGGAATTTATAAACTATATCATTTGTCATTGTTATTCTCCTTTTTTAATTCTTGGATTTTTTCTAAAAACTTAACTATCATAAATTCAGTATTTATATACTCTCTTTCATAATATCTTCTATCATGATTAGATAATTCATAGTTATACCATTTTCTATTACTTTTGTAATATAGGTTTAGCCATTCTTCCAACTCATCTAATACAGTCTTCTTTGGTTTAAACCATGTTTTTTCTATTGCTTCAAAATTAACGTTCATAATCTAATTCACTTCACTTTCTAAATTATATTGCATACTTTCAAATTGTTCTTTTGTGACTATTGATTTAATATTTTTCTTTGATATTGTTTGTATTAAATATCCATCATCATATTCTGCATATAATTTATTATTTCTTTTATCTATTGTTGTTATTTTCCAACCATTAACATAATCTCCAACTTCTATTAAATCTATTATGTTTGGGCTTGATTTGATAATATATTCTTTGTCATAATAACCCCTATCTGTAAAAATAAAATCATCAAAAAGTATTTTTTTTATTTTACATATTTGTTGAATATTTAATCTTTCGACATTAGTTCTTACATAATCTCCTACCTTCATATTATCTTCCCTTCTTATATTTAATTATTTCGTAGTTTTGTGGCTTTCTAAATGAGTTTAATATATCTTTTGCTGTTATTTTGCTAGATATTTTTTTTGCATCTCTTAATTCAAATACACAGTGAATTGTTTTTTTATCTACTCTTAATCTATAAAACATTTTATTAATCGTATTTTGTATTACATACATACCTATACCTCTTTTACTCTTTCTAATCTGTATTTTGCGTTTCTATTATTTTTTCTACATAATGCACAATTAATTGAATCTCTTGAAGTATTGAAAAACTCTGCACATGTTTTTGCATTTTTAAATACTGCTATCGGTAAATCTGTTTCAATATCGTATGCTATAATTGGATGTTCATATTTATTATCTGATTCTGAATCACTGTTAAATATTGCATAAAGTAATCTATAGTAATTCTCCATATAATCGCCCCTACTTTATTTTTAATTTTATTTCACCATATATATTATTTAATTGATTAATTTTTTGTTTTAATATTGTTTCTGGGATTGCTCCTACTTCGGCAAGTACTTTTAAATAATTCTCACATTCAAAGTGTAGTTTATCAATGCATCTTTGTTGTTTGTTAATTTCATTTTGCATAATTCGCATTATTAAAAATGCTGCCCCTCCTATCACTAAAATCATAGTTCCCATATTTCCTCCTAATATTTTTTATAAATTAAATCGTCTTCATTCCAATTTTCATATTTTGTTTGTAAATATTGTCTTGCTCTTACAAGCATCGTTGCTCTTTCTATACTATCGTCAAATTTTTTATGGCATTCAATACAGTTAGTTAAAAGATTTTGTTCTATTCCTTTTCCATTATGGCTTCTTTTTATATAATGACTATTTGCACAAGTCATAGGAACTTCTTTCCCACAAAACATACATTTATGATTATCTCTTTCCCATACTATTTTCTTAGTAGATGTTTTAATTTCTGTTTGCTTTGTTAATTTATGTTTTGTTTTACAATCTCTTATAGATTTATTAGCTTTTAACTGCTTGTATTGTTTATGTTCTTTATTTTCACAACAACAGCATTCATCAAGACTAATTTCAGTTTTTAAAAGCCTACAATAGAAATATTTTTTATTTTTATGGCTTCTTACTGTTAAATATTTACATCCCATATTAATCACCTATCTAACTGTTCATCAATCGCTATTTCATCGGGACTTCTTGTATCAATCCCTAATTGTTTACATTCTTCGCATAATCCTTGTAAAAGTATTGCAAATTCGCTTTCATTCAATTCATGACTTGGTGTATATACATGATATACATTGAATTCTTTACCATTTTTTTTAATAGTAGATTTTTGTTCATAATACTCAATGCCTCTTATATGAGATTCAGAAGGAACAAGTATTTCATATCTTTGACTATAAGATTTCAACATATTAAAATGTATTTCTTCAGTTCCTAATTTTGTTTTTAAAGACATTTCTCCTATTAGTTTCCAATATTTTTTGTTCTGTTCCTTATTTCTCTGTTTTTTATACTTTCTAATCTCATATAGTTCATCTTTATCTTTGTTATAAAGCCATTGAATAATTTTTATTGCATTTCCTACCATTAATCTAAGAAATTGTCATCGATAGAAACTGCTTCACCAAATTCAGCAAATGGATCTGATTGATTATTTTCAAAGTCTTCAGGTGCTACTGGTTCTGGTCTATCGTCCTTTTTATTTTCTAGAAATTCAATGCTCTGTGCATATACTTCTGTTAAATAACCTTTTGTACCATCTTGTTTTTCATATGTGCTTGTCTGGATTCTTCCATCTACAGCCACACGACTACCTTTATCTAAATAATTGCAAGCATTTTCTGCTTGTTTCCTCCATGCAACACAATTTATAAAATCTGCTTCCTGTGTTCCATCTTCTTTTTTCATTCTGTTTACTGCTACTGTAAATCTTGCGTATGCTATATTTGATTGTGTATATCTTAATTCAGGTCTTTGTGTTAATCTTCCTACTAAACAAATTCTGTTCATATTCCTAATTCCTCCAATTTTTTTAATATTTCTTCTTTTGTTTTAGGTGTTATTCTTCTTAATTCACCTAGACTTCTCTTTGGCAACCATAGGCAATAATATTCTTTAAATTCTTTTCCAAGTGCTAAGGCATACATTCCTAATTGCCAACTCAAATATTCTTCATCAAGTTCTGATGTAAATTTAATATCTATTAGACTTTCTACACCATCCACATTTGCTATCATGTCTAATGTTCCTGCATATAAATATTTATAACTAACTCTTTCCTCATGCAATAAAGGTTCTATTTTGTGTTGATTAACAAGTCTTAAATATTCTTTTATGCAGATTTGTAAATCTATGTTTTTAATGTTTAATAATGTATCTTTTATATCATTTTCGTCAGTAACATCCAGGTGTTCTATTATTGAATGTCCCTCTGTACCAAACTCAGCTTTTTTATCAAGTATCCATTGACTTATACCTTTGTACTTATCAGGAAATATTAATTGTAGTATTTGTGTTACTGATTTAATTAATATTCCATCCTTTAGGTATAAATGAGGTTCTTCTAAAAATTCAATCATTAATCAGCTATCGTTAATATAAGACTTGGTTTTACTTCTGAAGTTTTGCTATATGCTTCATATATCTCAGGACATTCCTCTTTTAATCTCTTAGAATCTACTGTTGTTCTTATTGAACCATCTTTAATTGTTGCCGATAACCCATCAATTATAAACTTCTTTACTCCTACTTCTTCCATTGCCTTCATAAGACCATCTTTTAAAAGTTTTTCTTGATATTCCATTTCTTTTTTTGCTTTATTAAATTCTACTATTTTGCTTACTATTTCTTGTGCTACTTTTATTTCATTGTTTTCTATTGTTACTATTTCGTTCATTATTTTTCCTCTCCTCCTAATTTTCTTTTAATAAACTCACTAGCTTCAACTAATGTTAAATCACTTAATTTTTTCTTTTCTACTACATCATTCAAGTAATTTAAAATTTCTTCTTTTGTGTAAATTTCCTTTATTTTTTGTTTTTGTTGTTCTGTTATCATTACTTCTTTATCTTTAACTTTAACATTTGTTTTTGTTTCAACTTTTTCATCAGTTTTTGTGTTTTCTTCTTTATCTATATTTTCAGGTAAATCTTCCCCTGCATAAATATATAGTCCTAAACCAAACATCGCTAAATTTTTAGTAAGGCATCTCATTATTGTTTTATTGATATCAAACATTGTCGCTGTTTGTACTTCTTTTTCTGTTAGTTCATATTGTTTTGTTTTTTGATTATATCTTTTGACTTTATATGAATATGGTTTGTCTTTCATTGCTTTATTTGCGCTATCCATAACTGGTAACCACATTTCATGTTCTATTCCTTCTATTTCAACTTTTGTGAATACCATGTAACCAGTTTTTTCATCATAAACATATGGTAAGTTGTTTTCAAATTTAAGTATTTCATATTTTACATTTGGATATATTTTTTTTACTTCAGCCCATGCATAGCACCAGCTTAAATATGTTAATTCTGTCGAACCATTACTTTTCTTTTCAGTTTTATCATTACAATTAATCTTAAATAAATTTGCAAAATGATTTAGTTCCATTATTCCCCCAGTCCTTTCTTCCACTCTAATACATGGCACATACGAAGCATTTGATTTGCTCTATGTTTAATATTATTAATTGTTATTTCTTGTTCTTCTTCAGTTTCACAGATATAAAATCCTCCGCTTACTCCTGAAATACTTCCTACTATTTCTTTAAACTTTTTATTTTCTCTAATATTTTGAATAACTTGTCTCATAGATTTATCACTATTAATATCAAACTTTTTTCTTAAATCTTTATTCTTGATCAAGTTATCTTTTCCTCTATGATGAGCACATAGATATGCATAAACTATTTCCTCAATCATATTTCTTTAATTCCTCCTCTAATCTTTTAATTTCATCCTTTAAATTTTTAATTATGTTTCTACTTAGGTCTCTTAATTCTTCATTTTTCATTTTTAATTTTGTTATTTCTTTATCTTTTTCTTCGATGTCTTCTATATATTTTTGATAATCTACTGTTAAACAATTCCCAGTATCACTACAATAATTCATATGTTTCCTCCTTATACTGCGTATTTATCACTTACATAATAGCAATTAGTTGTTCTTTCTCCACTTCTTAATACACGATGTTCTTTAATGATGTATCCTTTTTCTTCCAATTCTTTAATTGCCTTAATTACTGTTGTTCTACTTTTTTTAAGTTCGTATGCTATTTCTCTTTGAGATGAATAATCCAAATTGTCTCTCGAACTCTGAGATAAAATACAAAATATTCTAAAAGCCAAATCTGAAATATCTTCGTACATTAAACTTGATTTAACTCTAATTATTTCATTACTCATTAACATCCTCCTGTTTGTCATTTAGCCAATCGTAGTCTAAAATATCGTTTCGTTCTTTTGAATGTTCTTTACACACTTTTTGAGGTCTATATACTTCTGGACTTTCTGTTATTTTTTCGTAAATAATGCCTTTGTAGTTATTTGCCATACAGTCGTCTATCAAGTTTATAATTCTTTTGTCTCCATAAAGTTCAACATAAGAGTCTATTTTTTTTAGCAAAGACTTTATACCTGTATCTTTGTAATATTCATTTCTTTCTTGTTTATACTTTAACCATTCTTCTATTTTAGATATTAATAAATTATTACTATTAATAAATTTAAAATTAGAAATATAAAATTTAAAATTAAAAATACTTGTTTTGTTATCTAATTTGATTTCATTTTGATTTTCATTTGATTTCATTTTGATTTCATTTTGATTATTTGTTTGACTATCTATTTGATTTCGTTTTGCATTCTTGGATTTATTTTTTGATTTATCCAATTGCCTACTTAATGTATTAAATATTGCTTGATTATGACCATTTAGATTAGGTATCTCGTCTTTAAATACATAATCTAGTATTGCTACCGCCAATTCTTTTCTATCATTAATTGACATTGTATCTATCAAGTTATAAAAATCCCTATAAAATGTAAAACCATTTATTTCATTCATTTGTTCCCCTTTCTTTAGATTTCTTTAGATTTGACAAAAGTTAATTTTAATGTTATACTCTAGGAGATTAATTTTTTTAATCGATGTATTTTAAGTTCGTGTTGCACCCCCAAATTAGTACAGCACGAATTTTTTTTATACTCGATTTCCATAAGCATCTCCTACATATGATCCATACAATAATTTATTGAATAACCTTTATTTGTACATGATTGTACGAATTTTTTATTTTGTTCTGATAATAGCAATATACACACAATTGATATTGTTATAATAAATGCTGCTATAAGATAAGTTAATATTGTTTCTCTTCTTTGTTGTTTCTTTTGTAATTCAATGTATCTTCTTAATTTTTCTCTGTACTCTTGGTTTGATTTTTCATGATTTCTTTTTATTACTTCTTTTAAACTATTTTTTTCTTTCATGTTTTTTCTCCCTCTTATATTCCAAATTTTTTCTTAAATATTTTTGTTAATGCTACTTTTGTTCTTCCTTCTGGAACAAAATAGCCTTTTTGTTTCATTTCAAATCTCAATTCTTCAATATACTTTAAAGCTCTTGGATAACTAAGATTTGGTATTAATTGTTGCATATCTGTTGCTGTTATATATTGTTGATCTAAAATTTCTTCATTTGTTTTCATATATTCTCCTTTATATTTGTTTAAATTTTATTCATTATTTTCTTCATAAAATTTTGTCCACTTGAATCCAAAAATCTTTGCTATTTTTTTTGCAACTTTTGGCTTTGGTGTTCTAGAACCTATCTCATATGATGAATATGCTGAAGCACATACTTCTATTGCCTCTGCAATTTCTTCTTGAGATAAATTTTTTGCCTTTCTATATGCTATAAGCCATTCTCGTTTCAAATAATTCACCTCCTATTGAAATACTACACAAAAAGTGATATAATCAAGTTGCCCAAGTAAGGCTGGAAAGTTGGTGGTTTTTATTAAAGCCCTAATGAGTCAGCCCTGTGCTTATTGCAATAAATAAATTATAGACGGTAAACAAATGTAGGTTACGTCGGCCTGCTTGAAAGAATTTATTTATTGTAGCTATTTACTAAAAGGGCTAATACAAATCTAATGGTTAGAAGTCAAACCATAAAAAAATAGCGGGTAAAGACTATGACTAGCCATCATAGGAATAACATTATCTGGTTATTACAACGAGGAACATAGGCTCGATAAACATGGTAGAATAAACTCGATAACTGCTATTCTGCAACCTTTAAGTAAAAAAACTTGATTATAGAGAATTGTTTGGCTAACATTCTTTATATTCTGTACTTTAGAAGTCAAGTGTAAGTTTCTCAGGCTCTACTTGACTTCTTTTTTATGCTTTTCTCCACTTTTTGTGTCGTTATGATAATAATACCACCACTTTTTAGATATGTCAACACTTTTTTTAAAAAAATATTTGTTTTTCTCCACTTTTTGTGGTATCATTATTTAAAGAAAGGAGCTAATATATGAAAGACAGATGTTTTCAAGATGTTTTTAAAGAGTTAAGATTAGAAAAAGACTTATCTCAAGATAAAATTGCTGAAGAACTCGATGTATCATCATCATTAGTAAGTAAATGGGAAAATAATCAATCCACTCCAGCCCCAGAAATGCTTGAATATATTGCAGATTATTTTAATGTTTCTGTTGATTATTTAATTGGCAGAAGTAAATATAAAAATTTAGAACCTGATAATTCAGAATTAGAGAATGCTCTTTTTAGTAAGGCAAAAGAATTATCAGATGCAGATAAAAAAGTGATTTTAGACGTTATGAATGCTATACATAAAGATATAGATAAAGAACTTGATAATTAATATATGAAGTGCATGCAGTATCGTACTTCTTAAAATAGGAGTGATATTATGATTATGGATTTATTAAATCAAGAGATTACTGAAGATGAATTTATGGAACTAAATAATATTAGAGTAGTATATACAAAATTACCAAAAAAAATTTATGGATTCATCCATAAATATAGAGATATAAATTTAATTATAATTAATTGGAACATATCTAAAGAAAAGAAAAAAGAAACTCTAATACATGAGTTTGCTCATTTTGAATTAAATCATTTAGATAAAGATTTTTTGGATTTTAAAATTGAAAATGTGGAAGATGAAGCTGATAAATATGTAAAATTTATACTAAGTGCAATTATCGAATAATAGAATGGAGGTTGTTTTTATGAAAAAGATTCATAATTTTATTATTAAAACCATATCAATTTTATACTTTTTATGTAATATAGTCTTTATTTATTCGCTTAAGGATTTTGTACAAGAAAATGATTTATATAGTAGTTTGGTATTTTTAATTGCACTTTATTTAATAAACTTTTTCTTATTATGTAAATACAGATATAAATGCTTTAGTATTAGTGATGCCTGGAAACAGTCATTATTAAGATTAGGCATTAATTTAAAGGAAGATAGAACAGAAGAAGAAATCGTAGAGGATTTATTATTTGATTATTATTCAATACATAAAGATAAATAAAAAAAGCTCCTACCCCACCAGGTAGAAGTAAAGTATGCAAAATTTTGATTCAAGACGCCAATCATTGAAATTCTTTTTTTTGCATGTTTTAATTATAACAAATTAAAAATTTTAAATCAATAAGGGGGAATAAAAAATGGCAATATATAAAGACAAAAATAAAACAAAAGATGGAAGACAGTACTATTTTAAGGCATACAAAAAAGATTTTGAAGGAAATAATAAACAATATAAATCTAAGCGATATAAAAAGAAAGAAGATGCAGAAGAAGCAGAAAGATTATTTTTAATGAAAAGAGATAATCCTTTAAAAAAACAATTTACATTAGTTGCTAATGATTATTTTGAAGATTTAAGAAAAAGAAGAAATGAATCTACTTATTATTCCTATAAAAAGGATTATGAAAATCATATATGCGATTTTTTTAAAAAATTATATATAAATGAAATAACAGTTAACAATATAAAAGGATGGCATGAATATTTAGAAAAGAAAAAACTATCAGTAGAATATATGAACAAAATATATAATATTTTAAAATGTATATTTGATTATGCGATGAAAAATTTCGGCTTAGAAAGTAATCCAGTAAAAATTGTCGGAAGATTTGAAAGAAGACAAGATCAAGTTGTTAAAGATGAAGAAAAAATAAGATATATAACCTTTGAAGATTTTAATAAATTTATTTCAGTTATTGATGATATATTATGGAATACATTTTTTACATTTTTATTTTATACTGGAATGAGACGTGGCGAAGTTCAGGCTTTAAGTTGGAAGGATATTGATTTTGATAATTCAATAATAACTGTAAATAAATCATTATCTGTAAAGACTAATAATGCTACATATAAAATTACAACAACAAAAACAAAACAGAATAGAAAAATAAAAATGAGCAAACATTTAAGAGATATTATGCTCACTTATAAAGATGAAATAAAAAAATATTCTGATTTTAGTGAAAATTGGTTTGTATTCGGAAATAGTAGATTCTTACCTCAAACAAGTATAGATAGATACAAACACAAATATTTTGAAAAATATAATAATGAGCATAAAGATAAAATAAAAGAGATTACTATTCACGAATTTAGACACTCTCACGTAAGTTTATTAATAAATGAATATATTAAGACTAGCAGAGATAAAAACGTTAAAATAGATGCCGTAAAATTCTTTATAATGATGTCTGAAAGAATGGGACATACTATTCCTGTTATGCAGCAAACATATATGCATCTATTCCCTACTATCCAAGACGAAATAGTAGATTTATTAGATAATTTATAA